GGAACATAGTATGGTCAATCGTTTTGGTTTTCTTTGTGTTTTTAGTTGCGTTTGTGTTTGCAGTCTAGTCGGGTGCAAGTCAACGCCAAGTCAGTACGAGATTTTGGAGGTTAAAGATGAAAGTTGTTTTGAATCGGTCGAAGTTTTTGGAGTCGTTCAATCTCGCAGCATCGGGGGCCAGCAACCAAGTCAAAGACGTGCTTGGCAATGTCTTGATCGATGCGACAACGGGCAGGCTAGAGGCATCCAACGGCGAAACATCGCTGGTAGTTGATTTTGTTGCCGACGAATTGCACTCCGAAGGTACAGCTCTCTTGGATCCTCGGAGGGTCGGTTCGATCCTGAAAGAGTCTAGGTCGGAACTGGTCACAATCGAATCCGACGATAAGTCGATCGAGATCACAACCGACGAAGGCTCTTTCGCGCTCCAGGCTCGCAATCCAAGCGAGTTCCCGCGGGTATCGTCCATTGAGGGCAAGAGCATCGAGGTTGGCTCTACGGGCTTGCTAGGGGCTCTCAGGCGAGTCGATTTTGCGACCGATGTTGACTCAACCCGATACCAACTCGGCGGTGTTAATTTCGTGGCCGGCCAACAGCGTTTGGAATTGATCGCGACGGATGGTCGGCGAATGGCCTACAGCGGCCTGGATTTGCATCTAGGAAGCGATCTAGGCGGCGGATCGGCCATCGTGCCAACCAAGGCTCTAGGGCTCGTTAAACGCTCGCTAGAGGGCTTGGAGGGATTCGTTGGCATCTCGGTCAATAAGTCGTCGATTCAGTTTCGCGGGTCTAACGTGGCGATTCAGACCAGGTTGGTCGAAGGACGCTATCCAAATTGGCAATCGGTTATCCCGACTGCAGATGGCATCGAGTTTCGATTCTTGGCAGGGCCGTTTCTCCAAGCAGTTCGCCAGGCATCGGTAACGGCTGAGCAAGAATCGCGGGGCGTGGTCTTTAGCTTTGGCGATGGCTCTTGCAAGATCGCAGCTAGGGCGGCTGACGTTGGGCGGTCTCAGGTATCAGTACCGCTTGAGACTCCCGAAGCGTTTGAGATTACGATGGATTTTCGGTTTGTGCTCGATTGGTTGCAGAGCCTAGAAAAGACCGATCAGGTGTCATTGTGGTGCAAGCGAAATGAAGGTTGGGCCAAGCCTACGCTGTGGGTCTCGGGTGAGTCCAAATACGTCATCATGCCAATGGAAAGGAAGTAAACATGGAAACGAAGATCGAAGCATTTTGGCGGGATGCAACCGCCGAGGATGTTGCCCGAGTGATGAAGGGCGAGAAGGTTGAGGCGAGGTTTAGGGATGAGGATTACGAAGAATGGAGAGATGGTGAGTTCCTTGGGGGGTTCCGTGCTTTTCGCTCTATTCCTTTAGCGTGGATCGACCTCGATGGGGTGCAATGGGCTCAATGCCAAGTCTACGAGCCTCAACAATGGTGGCTCGACAAGCCCGATCCCGGCAAAGGGTGTCGACTGCTTGGGAAGTTTCCCGATGAGCCGAAGCTAAACACGGATGAATTCTTTGACACTTTTGATAAAACATGGACGCAAGTAGGTGACACGGGAAGTAATCAATATTATGGTGTTTGGTATCGCCGACGCATCGAGCCGGTTAAACAGGATGCCGGATCTACTTGTGCAAGCAACATACCTAAAGGATGGACGGCTCTTTCGCTCGATGAACCACGTTTAGCATCGGATGCCTACTGGTCGCAAGATGCCGAAGCCTGGGTCATAATCGGAGATGGATGGCTCGAAGCGGCAAACCGCGAAAAGTGGCCAGCGATTCGGCAACGAAAGTTCGTGCTTGTTCAAGGTGAATCGTATTCGCTACCGCAAGGCTTAACTCTTGAGGTCTACAAGCAAGGTTTTGAGGTGTTCTGATGGAATCGATCTGCACCATCTGCGAGCGAACCTTTAACCGATCGCTTAGCTATAGGCCAACATGCTGCTTGTCCTGCGATCCGCTCAAGCAAGCAGGCATGAGTCCCGAGGAAATCTGCCTACAGCGAGCCGATAAGACTCGATCAAAAGCAGAGTACCAAAGGCTAATGCTAGTCGCACAAAAGCATCGACTCAATCAAGAGGAATTCGCGAAGCAGAACGGCATCGACCAACGGCGAAACAACGAGCTTCGATCATTGCGATCAGGGCTCAAGGAACAGAAGCGAATCATCGCGGAAACCATCTCAGCGAAGCGAAGTACCAAAAAGGTATGGCGTTGCTCACGTTGCGGCGATCTGCTTTCGGTCAAGCGTTGCCTAGCTTGCGAATTGGAGATTGCTCGTGGATGATTTCGCGATCAACGAATGGTTCGCCGAGCGGGTTTGCATAAAAATTGCCGACGCTGGATTGACCGATAATGAGGCGATCCGGCAGGCTTATCACGAAACGAAATTGAAGTTCGGCGAAGTAACCGAACTGATTAAATCTAAATACCGAAAGGCGGTGGGTCTTGAGTAACAAATGGCAAGTCGGGCCGGTCAAGCTGGCAGATGGAGATGATGCCTTTATCGATGCGATCAATGAGGGGCAGGAGGCGTTCCGATATACAGGGCGGGTAAAGCTTAACGACCAATGGGTAGCTACAGGATGGGACGAATCTGGACGCAGGATGTTTGCGATTAACAACAGCCCGAACAACCTTGCCCCTCCACCAAAAAAGAAGGTGCGGGTAAGGATGTGTATTAATTGCTACGGTGGAGGGGCTTTTCATTGGTACAGGTCTCGCCAGGATGCCGATGAGTGCCAAGGTTCTAATCGCATCGCCTGCAAGGAAATCGACATCGAAGTAGAGGAAGGGGAAGGGCTATGATCTACATCTACAAGGCTAGCGTGATTCGCGTAATCGATGGCGATACGTTCCAGCTTATGATTGACCAAGGATGGAGCGGATTCACTGAACAAAAAATGAGGCTCTACGGAATTGACGCGCCTGAGATGCGAACCAACGCAGGCAAGGATCTTAGAGACGCATTGCGAATGCAATATCTTGCAGGCTCAAAGGTTGTTGTGCAGTCGATTGAAGGGCCAAAGAAAAAGCAATTTCAGGACAAGTTCGGGCGATATCTCGCGATCATTTACGATGCAATGCCAAAGGATCCTCAGGCCATTACCAATGGCCAAAAGATCCTAGAGGTTGCTGATTGTTCGCTAAACGCTCGGCTCGTCAATGATGGGCTGGTAAAGGAGAGGTATTGGTAATGAGGTACACGCTACATCACGGCGATTGCCTCGACGTACTCAAGACCCTAGCGGATTGCTCGGTCGATGCGATTGTGACGGATCCTCCTGCGGGAATCGCGTTTATGGGCAAAGAGTGGGACCGGGACAAAGGCGGCAAGGCTGACTGGATCCAATGGATGCAATCGGTAGCCGATCAATGCTTGCGGGTAATCAAGCCCGGAGGCCATGCGTTGGTATGGGCGATTCCTCGAACTAGCCACTGGACAGGGACGGCGTGGGAGGATGCGGGCTGGCAGCCAAGGGATAAAATCTATCATGTGTTCGGTTCCGGCTTCCCAAAATCTATGGATATCAGTAAGCAGCTCGACAAAGCGGCAGGGGCAGAGCGGGAGGTTGTGGGCGTTTCTTCCGTGACAGGTGCTCGACGGTCGCAAACTATGAACGACGGCCACAAGGGAACGCAACGCACATACCAGAACGATGAGCCAGTTATAAACAACCTTACTGCCCCCGCTACCGAAGCGGCTAAGCAATGGGAAGGATGGGGGACGGCATTGAAACCGGCTGCTGAGGAATGGTGGTTGTTTCGCAAGCCCCTCATCGGAACCGTCGCAGCCAACGTACTCGAACACGGAACGGGCGGGCTGAATATCGATGGGTGTCGCATTGAGGCGAACGGAGACAAGCTAGGCGGCGGTAGGATTAGCACAACCACAGACGGATGGGATAGACCCTGGAAGCACGACAGCGAAGCAATCGAGGCTTGCAAGGCTCGTGGCGATGAAGCGGTCGCTAAGGCTGAGCAGCTAGGACGCTTCCCTGCTAATTTTCTCCACGATGGCAGCGAGGAGGTGCTGGCGTTGTTTCCTGAGACGACAAGCGGAATGATTCTTCCACACCACAAACAGAATTGCGAATCGACCAAGTATTCCTATGAAGGAGGCTACAAAGAAAAATCGATAGTTTCACACGGCGACACAGGCAGCGCAGCCCGATTTTTCTATTGTGCTAAAGCAAGCCGCGAGGACCGGGACGAAGGGTGCGGGGAACTTGAGGAGCGAACTAAGCGGATTCTTGGCAGCGGGATAATTTCATCGGACCATCCAGAAACTGCTAGCGGAGGCGGCGACCGTCTAGCCCGCAACCCCCATCCAACGGTTAAGCCTACCGACCTGATGCGTTACCTATGCCGACTTATCACACCGCCAAACGGCATCGTTCTAGACCCCTTCATGGGCTCAGGATCGACCGGCAAAGCGGCGATGGCTGAGGGCTTTCGGTTCATCGGCATTGAACGCGAAGCCGAATACATCGAGATCGCTAGGGCTAGAATTTCCGCCGAGGCTGAAAAGCCAAGGCAGTTGAGTTTGTTTTGATCCTTCTCAGGTCGGTTCGCCTCGGCTAGGTGCTTGCTATCTGCGATCTGCAAGAGTCCGGCCAAATGAACTGGTGCGCGGTACGAGCCGGCCTAATCAGCTAATCGACCGTCGGCGGGTAAGTGGCTAATCTCCACACTGCTTGCCACAGGGTCGCTCGTTCGAGAGGGCGAGCGGCTCTTTTTAAGGATTTGTGTTTCGTTCGTTTTTCACAAAGAGGAAAATCATGGATTTCAATTTCGATGTTGGTGGGTCATCAGATCCAAGCAGACTTGCAAAAGGCGATTATGCTTTTGTCTGCGAGGATGCAGAGGTTAAGACAACTAGGGCTGGAAATGGGCAATACGTGAATTGCAAGTTCGTCGTTGCCGATGGGCCATGCAAAGGAAAGATCGTTTGGACGATGTTCAACATATCAAACCCAAGCGAAACGGCTCAAAAGATTGGGCGTGAGCAATTGTCTAAGCTCTGCATGGCGATCGGTTTCAAGGAAGGTGACAAGCTGACAGATACGGCAATGCTTTTGCGCAAGCCGTTCAAAGGGTCGCTTGACATCAAGCAACGCAAAGATAACGGAGAAAACTATTTCGACATCGTAAAGTTCGACAAGCTTGACGATCAAACAGCAGCAAGGATCCTGAAAGAACAAGCCGACAGGATGCCAAGCGACAGTAGCGAACCTCCATTTTAGTGTTGACCAGCGTTTTCACGGATCATAAATTATGTTTGCCTTCGTGACGGTCGGCAAAAAAGAAAACCAAAATAGCCTCGCCGGTGCTCTTCTGCGCATCAACTGCGCGTCGACCGTCACTCCACCGGCGGGGCTTTTTCAAACAGGACGGTTGAAAATGAAATTGCATTGGTATCAAGAGGAAGCGGTACGCCAGACATGGCGATGGCTCAAAGAAAAGCAAGGCAATCCTTGCATCGTACTGCCAACAGGGGCTGGCAAGACGTTCGTTATGGCTCAGATGATCGCCGACGCGATCAATCAAGGCAGGCGGGTAATCATGGCAACTCACGCAAGCGAATTACTTTCGCAGCTAGATGAAAAGCTAATCGGCTTTGGGCTCGGGCCTCGGGTCGGAATGTACTCGGCTGGAAAGGATCGATATGAAACCGGAAAGGCTGTTATCCTCGGTGGCATTCAATCGATCTACAACAAGACAGAGCTGTTTGGTCATCGAGATTTCATATTTGTCGATGAGGCTCATCGGATCAATCCACGGTCAGAATCGACGCAATACGGCCAAATGTTCCAAGGCTTTCCGTCGGCAAGGATCATCGGGCTAACGGCAACTCCATACCGATTAGGCTCGGGCTGGATTTGCGACTCGGACGCATGGCTAAACGAGATCAGCTATGAGGTTTCGGTTACCGAATTGATTGCAGGAGGTTTCTTGTGTCCGCTCCGAAGCAAGTGGCTAAACGGCATCGACAGCCAGGCGTTAAGCGTATCATCTACCGGCGATTTTGCAGAAAGTGAAATGCAAGACGCTTTCATGGCTAAGCTTTCACAGATCGTCCAAGATATGTACGCTCGATGCAAAGACCGGCGAAGCGTGATAGTATTTGCGGCTGGTGTGAATCAAGCCTACGCAGTTCAAAAGATCCTTTATGATTTCTTCGGCGATGCTTGCTGCGAGGTTGTAACTGGCGAAACGAGCGAAGCAGAACGCAAAGACATCTTCGATGATTTCCGGTTTGGTGGCCTCAAATACTTAGTCAATTGCAATTGCTTGACCGAAGGATTCGACGCTCGAAACGTGGATTGCGTTGTCTTGCAACGAGCGACAATCAGTCCAGGACTCTACTACCAAATGGCAGGGAGAGGTCTTAGGACGCACGAAACCAAGAGCGATTGCTTGGTTCTTGACTATGGCGAAAACATCGCAAGACACGGGCCTATAGATGCTATCGATCCAGGCAGGCGAAAGCGTGGCAAGACGAAAGCACTCGAAGCACCTGTAAAGCAATGTCCGAATTGCATGGAAGCAATAGCAATCCAATGCAAAATCTGTCCGCATTGCGATTACATTTTCGAGACTGAGCCAGAAATCAAAATCTCCGACAAGCCGTCGAGCGAATCGATTTTGAGCGACGGCGAAGAAAAAGACGAACTTGAGTTTGTGCCTGTCAAATACGTCGAGGTTACATTGCACTTAAAGAAAGGCGCTTATGGAGGCGGTCAAAGATCGATCAGGATTACCTACTACGGTTACTCAACAATGGCTCCACTGATAAGCCAATGGATCAACTGCGAGCATGAAGGATTCGCCAGGATAAAGGCCGAACAATGGTGGATGAAATTCAAGACCGGTAAGCCATGCCCGACGGATGCTGAGGATGGTGTCGAGATACTCAACCAGCACTTTCAATTGAATCCTTTAGCGATCCCATCGGCGGTCAAGTTCGGGCCACAAAAGAAGGATCCAAAATGGGATGAGGTGAAGTCGATTTCATTCGCTAAGAAGTACCGAGCATTCGTTGGCAATCCATTTTCCGAAGCGGAGGTGCAAATTGACCTATAACCTCAAAGATTTCGCCCAATGGGTGACTTGGAAAGCGATCGACGGAAAGAAGTCTTTCGCGACTTCGGACGGAAAAGCGGCTAAGTCGAACGATCCATCGACTTGGAGTTTGTTTCAAGCAATTGAAAGTCTTGGAAATCATTGCTTTGTTTTCTCGGCGGAGGATCCTTTTTTTGGAATAGATTTAGACGACTGCATCAAAGACGGCAAGCTATCGGCAACGGCTCAAAAACTTGTTGATATGTTCGACGGCAAGGCATCCATCGAGGTGAGTCAAAGCGGTACAGGCTTGCACATTACCGGCGTGGGCCGAAAGCCAAGCGAGAGAAGTCTCTACACGATCGACGGACAGAGAGTCGAGGTTTACGATTCCAAAAGGTTCTGGATTGTCACATGGCAACCGCTAGACCCGTCGAGCGAAAACAGCATACACGATTGCCAAAGCGATCTTGATGCGGCGATCGCTTGGATGGAATCATTTGACTCGAAAAAGCAACCACAAAAGAAAGATCCGCCAAAGCCAGTATTGGTTTCGAGCTCAAGCGATCTTGAGAATAGGGCAAGGGCGTATCTTGCAAAGGTTCCTGTCCCGATGCGTGGCGAACGAAACAACGGGATATTTAAGGCTTGCGGGCATTTGCATTCAATGCGAGATGAGATCGGCGGAAAGCTTAGCGTCGATCAAGTGGCGAGTCTGGCTCAAGAGTGGTACGGAACTTCGGATCTAGAAGTCGATTTTAACTACATCCACCAGCGAGCCAGAACGAGCGAGGTTTGCGGGACTCCAAGAGCCCCAAAGGTCGTCGAGACCGGCTACCGTCCGATCGAGCCATGCGAGCTCATCGAGATTGATTTGTCGGCTGAAATCGATCCGGCTGAATTCGTCGAGTCGCTCGTACCAGATCGTGGTCTAATCAAGGAGGTCTATGATTTCTACCAAGATCAGGCGATCAGCCCGAGTAGCATTATAGGGATGGCAACGGCGGTTTCGTTTGCCGAGATGCTTTTCGGCCAAAGGATTCAAAGCCAAACAGCACTTAGGACGAACGACTTGAACGTAATCCTCGGGCCTACCGGATGCGGCAAAGAAGCTTGCGAAAAGACCATAACACGGATCATGGATGCGGTCGATGCTCCAGGTATGGTCATGCCTGCAGGAGTTCAAAGCGGTAACGGATTGCTAGGCTACATGGCGGATAATCCTGTTTGCATCTGGGTCAAAGACGAGTTCGGAGTCTACCTAGAGAATGTTTTCGGAAAGCGGAAGCAACCGATGGAGGCTCAGGTTGGCCGTCTGCTGCTCGAGCTCTACAACAAGGCCGAAACCCGCTACAGCGGCAACGCGCACGCCAGCGGGTGCAAGAACGCCATCGATCAGCCTCATTTGGTTCTACTTGGATTAAGCACCCAAGGAACGATTTTTGATAGCCTCAGTTTCAAAGACGTTGAGAATGGGTTGATAAACCGAATAGCCTTTTGGGTGGTGACTGAAAGACCGGCTCTCAAAGAGTTTCCGAAGATGGCAAGGGTTCCAGATAGCCTTCGCAACAGGGTATCGGGTTGGCTAGGAATCAAGCCAATGGGACGCATCGACGGATCTATAAACGAAAGGCCGGATCCCTACGTTATCAACATGACTGATGAGGCTTTCGCAAGGTGGAATCGGCATCGAATGGCGATCCATGAGCGATCAAGCGCGGAGGACGATGGGCGGTCAAGCCTATGGACTAGGACAGCGGCCAGAACGATGAAGTACGCTTTGGTTCACTGGGCAAGCCGATATGATTTAGGTTTACTCAACGAATTCCAGCAGGCGAGTGATCCCGGTAAGATCGAGGTCGAGGACGTTGAATGGGCGATCAGGCTAAGCAACTTTCTTACCCGATCGGCTTGCACTCTGATCGAGAACAACACAGTCAACACGCATAAGGGCCGGGGCGAGGTGGCTATCCTTGATTTCGTTTCAAAAGCTCCTGGGTGGGTCAGCCTGCGAACGATCATGAATCGAAAGCACATTTCCAAGGGCGATCTTGTTTCGGCGGCTGTCAGGCTGGAATCCGAAGGTAAGATCAAACTCGAGCAAAAGCCATACGGCAAAGGCGGCAAAGAGCAGATCCGAGTCTCAAAAATAGACTCCTAAACTTGTCGCAAAAGTTGTCGCAAAAGTTGTCGCAAAACAGATAACGGTTTTGAAAGGTAAGAAAAACAAATGCAATCCAAGACAGCATTAGCAAAAGTTTGCGACAATCGCGACAAGTTTGCGACAACTTTGCGACAACTTCAAAACAACAAAAAACCAATAAATTCATTGATATATATATATATATATAGAAGTTGTCGCAGTTTGTTCCCTTTTGGGTGTGCCTATCCTTTTGGGATCCTTTTGGGCTCCCCTGGGTGAATCTGTCTTTGTCTCCCTATATCGCGACAACTTTTTATGCGACAACCGCGACAACTTCACCAAAAGGAGGTAGCCTGGAATGAAACTTTCCGAATACTTTGCCAACATCGAGGATCTCAAATCCGAAAACAAAGACCTTCGCAAGCAGCTTGAGCGAACGAGTCGAAAGCTGACCGAATCTCAGGCAAGAACCAAAGAGTTATTCGACGCACTCAGAGCCGTCGTAAAGTCCGATCATCCAGCGTTAAGGAGGAAGAAATGAAAATCGGCGATAAGGTTTGGGTGAAAGCAACGGTAGTTGAGGTAGACAACACCGGTGCGAGGTTGACAACCGAAGTCTACGGTCAAAGATTCTGGGCGGCAAACAAAGAGTTTCGGCATGAAAGCGACATACTTGACGGGACTGAGATTATTACGAATTACAAAAAAGGAAGCGAGGTGCAAGGTGAGTGAACTTAAAGTTGGCGATAAGGTTTGGGTGTTGTGCGAGGTTGTCGATAATCCTTGTCACGGCAAGGTTAAGGTTGACTATTGCAAGTTAAATTTTTGGCCGTATCTCATTGACTGCAAGCCAGTCGAGCCCGAAGCGGTTGAGCAACCTACAAAAAGAGAGCCAACCGAGGCGCAGAAGATAGCAGAGCGAACGATGAAAGCGATTTGGGAGGCGAATGACGCGATAAACGAACCGCCAGTCGCAAAGCAATCCTTGACAACAGATCCGGTCAACCCATCGCACTACAAGCAATTACCGGCTGAGACGATCGACATTATCGAAGCGGCGATTGCCAAGGCTCCAAACAACAAAGCGGCTGGTTTACATTGGCAGGTGCTCAAGTACGTTTTGCGGTGCTGGTTTAAAAACGGCATCGAGGATCTTAAAAAGGCTCGGTGGTATCTCGATCGATTGATTCAAGAGGAGGAAACAAAGTGAGAATCAAAGAATTGATCGAATACTTTGAAAAGCTTGTGGAACACTCAACTCAAAAAATGGATCAACACAAGAAGCGATCAGAGTGGAAAGCGTGGAACTATCAGCTTGGCCAGAAGATGGCTTACAGGATCTCGATTGCCAAGCTTAAACAAATCCAAGAGGAGGAAGCAAAGTGATAATTTTCATCCCAGGCGAGCCGGTGGCGCAACCTCGGCCAAAGGTCTCGACGAAGAACGGCTTTCCGAGGGCCTACACAGAGCAACATCATCCGATACATGCGTACAAGCAAGCAATCAGGCTAGCCTATGTCAACGCAGGCGGCGAGGTAATCGAGGGGCCGGTTTCGATTCGGATCTTTTGTTGGTTCGAGCGACCTAAGGGCCACAGCAAGAAGCGACGGCAACAGCCAGAGCCAAAGACAACAAAGCCCGATTTAGACAATGTTGGAAAAGCAATTCTCGATGCGCTGAACAAAGTTGCTTACATCGACGATGGACAGGTCAACCGACTAACCGTCGAGAAGTGGTACGTTGGGCCAGAGGATCAAGCCGGTACAGGGATCGAGGTAACCCAATGACGCAACGAAAGAACATCTCGCAACCGCCGGACTTTTGGGACGTTATCGATCGCGCAGCAATCGAGCGAAAGACCACCAAAAGCCGATTGATTTTTGACGCTCTAAACGCTTTCCTTGGGCTCAATATGGAGCGGAAGAGGCAACCACGGACGAAAGTAGCCAAGAAAAAAAAGACGCGTCCAAAATGAATTTAGGGCCGTTGCTTGCAATTTCAGCGGGTCAAGCCTAAAATGCGGGAAAGGAGTCAAAAACATGGAAAGTCTTTTTAAGTCCAAACGCTTTTGGGTATCGTTGGCAGCCGTTGCTGTCGTCGTCCTCAAGGACAAGGTTCCCTTGACCGAGGATCAAATACAGATCCTGGTTTACGCTGTTGGGGCGTGGGTTGTCGGTGAATCGATTCGTCCAGTGGATCCAAAGCCGGAGGTAATCAAGTGAATCGCGTAAAATTTGCTGACAGGCTCAAGGCACGTCGAGCGGCTCGTGAAATTTGGATCGCTAGGCGATCGGATCCAACGGTGGCTGACCTCGTTGCAAGGACCATCGACGGCGATGAGGAAGCTGGAAAGTTGCTTTTCGGCTCGCATCCTGAGCTAGTGGGCATCGATCCAGCAACGCTGTTTCTGCTCATTCAAATCGCGTTGAAGCTTTGGCTCTGGTGGCAATCGCAGAAGGTCGAGAATCCTTCGGAGGATGTTGCGGTTGGCGAGCCTTTCGATTCCACGGTCAGCGACGACGATAACGACTAAGCCCAGATCGCAACGACTACCTACTAACCTAAATCCTTACAAGCGGGTTAGTCGGAGCGAGACGGGCAACTAACAAGGATGGATGATGGCTGAGAAGCAAAAAGAAAATTGGTTGCCTTGGATCGTCGCTGCGGTGGCGGTCTTTGCGATGTTGCGAAATCAGCAACCATCGGACAAGCCACAACCAAAGGAGCTCAAGGCGGTCGTCTCTCAGACGCTACCATCCATCCGATCAGCCTACAAGCAGGCGTTCCTTGAGGCGGCTTCAAAAATCGAATCGGGCGAGATTAAAGACCAAGAGCAATGGACGAAGTTCATTGCGGATAACGCGGGGGCTAAGCAACGTGAGGCACTCGATCGAGTCTATGAGGCCATCGACAAACTTGATTTGCCTGCAAGCTTCGCCGGCAAAGAATCTGAGATCGCCAAGATCAACCGGGAAATAGCGGGGGCTTGGTAATGGCTGATTTCTTCACAGGCTACAACCCAGAGATTGAGAACCGAGACGCAATCAAAGCAGGTTCGACCGAGATCGCTTTCACAATGCGAGACTTTGCGACTCCCGAAGAGATCGATCCTCGGCCATTGATGCGACACGATAAGCAAGGCAATATGGGATCCTGCCAAGGATTTTCATTGACCAATGCTTGCGAATACGTTTGGTCTCTTGTGCATGGCTCGTTTAGCGTAGATCGTCAGTTGTCGCAGTTGTTTGCGTATCTCGAGTCCCAAAGACAGAGCCAAGGTTTACTCGGTCGCGATGCTGGATCGACCATCGAAGCAGGCTTGAAGGTTGCAACGTCGATAGGTATGCTTCCCGAGAAAGACCTACCATACTCAACGCCATACCCAAACAACGCTCGGACGCTTATTACCGATGATATGAGGATGAAGGCTTTCCCGTATCGAATCGGGTCGCATACTTGGCTTGATTCGTATGATGCCATCTTTCGGTACTTGGCAAGCGGTGTAGGTGCTGTCCATACCGGGACGCTCTGGAATGATTCTTTCTACGCTCGCAACGGTGTTTTGGAGTCGGTCAGTCTTGGTCGCGGTGGAGGTCATGCTACAGCGTGGCTTGGCTACTCAAAGCGCAAAGACAGCAAGAACCGCAACTACATTTGGAGGCTCAACAGTCACAACGATTCTTGGACAGAGATTGCTCCATCGGTGATTGACGCTCTCTGTCGGCACCAATGGACATCGATAGTTGGCGTGTCGGATCTTTCAACGCCTGGGCCCCGCAAAGTATCTTGGATGCAATCGAGGCCACTTGGATGAACCTCAGTAACGGAGAAAAAGGGATGTTTG